CAACTAACTGCATCAGGTTTACTTCACGCTTTATTGTTGTCGTCATAGTGGTGTGATTCTTATTGCAAATGCAAGGATGTTTGAGTTGCCCGAATAGTCAAGGTCTGTATCTTCATTTATTGTTGCCGGTAGTGTGCCTGCTGCAAGGTCTGTAGTTGTATTCTCATAGAACATATTTATCGTGTTGCCGAACTGAAACGAGTTCCACCCGAATATCGGCAGTAATGCGCCGTTAGCGAATTGAAGCCATGTCTGTCCTGATGCTGCTGTATTGCGAAACATAGCCAACATATACCAACCTTTTGTTAATGTTATCGAGCTGTCAGGTGATGCAGTTATCACGGCAGTGCTTGATGTATCCACATTTGTTGCGCCACCTATTAACTGAAAATCTTGTCCTGATTCAATCGGCTTCGTGTATGAATATATGCCGAATGATGTCAATGAACCTGATGCCGATGACCTTGTTTCGGTGTAAAATCCATCCACATCACAATCCACAGGCACATATATTGGCATAAGCTGAGTACGCCTGCCTGTCGAACCACTTGTCAATGCACTATTGTCGCCCTCTGCTTGTTGTGCAGTAATATATGGTGAACCATCTCTGAACTGAAATACTTCTGCTGATGTGCTTGTGCCACCCGAATCATCCTGCCATACAGGTACGCCACCACTCGACACTGCAAGCACCTGACCACTGGTCCCGATTGCTAACTTCTGTATAGTTGCACCGTTTATATAGAACACATCGCCTGTCGCTGCATTGCTCGGCACGACGAATATCTCTTTGATGCCGTTGTTGGTCCTACACCACATCTTGCCATCTGCCGCATTCATAAACAACTCACCGATATAGATGTCAAGTGAATCCCACGTGCCATCCACGTGGTTGTCTGATGGTGCAACCGTTGGCACTTGCCCTGTTACTGTGGATAGCTTCTGTATCATCCTGCTATCCTGTGTGTTTACTGTTCTCGTAAAAATTGCCATACTCTTAAATAGAATTTATCTTGTTTTGTTCAAAATTGTCATTCTCGTATTGCACCAAGTCCACGCCACCTGCAACAACGGTCTGCGGCTGTGTTGCCCCTGCATTACGTACCTCATCCACGCCGCCAATCACTTCATCAATGTCGAAGTCCAGTACAGGCACGCTGCAATTCTCATATCCGTATGCAATCTTGATGCGCATATTCAATACCCATCCATTCAGGCTGTCCTCGAATCGGTCTGCGAATGGTGTCATCGTCACGCTTTCATCCAGTGAAAATTCTTTGTCCTTTACCGTGTCCTTGTACAATAAGGCAACCACATCCTGCGCCACAAGTTGCAGGTCGCTGTATATCTCGAAGTCGTTCTTGTCGCCATCCGTAACCAAGTCGGCAAGTATTACTTGAAAACTGATATATGATGCCCTGCCTTGTATGGATGAATCAACGACATTGAACCACATCAGCGGATAGGTCGGCTGTGATGTCGTTGTGTTCTTGTCAGGCATACCGCCATATAATAACTTGCGAAAGGTCACATCATACAGACTGCCTATGCCGAAGCTATTTATCTGCCTGTGCTTTTCTGCTATGCTTTTTAGAGACCTTATCAGTCGGTTGATGCTGTACTTTGTCTTCACGCTTTAGTTCGTATTTGATTAGCTTCTGAATGTTTTTGTTTGATGTTCTTTTATTTACCATTTACGCTTTTTGTATGGTTCTTGAAATCGGGGAATGCCTGCCCTATCAATGAAGTCATTGTCGCCATCGTCAAGCAGCATGCCGCTGAAGTAGTTCTGTATGTTCGGTTGTATGTCGTCGCCTGCATCGTTGCCGTTTTCATATTCGGGGAATAAGGTGCTGTTCTCACATAGATATGCCGTGATGCGCTCTGCGTACCATTGCGCCCGGTTTTGCCACCAGTCAATGACATCCTTAACATCCTGCATCGATACCTGTGTGCTTGTTTCGCTCACCTTAGTCATTATTCCCTTGTTCAAGTAGCGCACGCTGATATACATCGGGGAATCAGCAAGTATGTAAGCAATCATGCAACGCTGTATGTAATCGTTCATCAATGTCAGGTAATTGCCTGCCAATGTACCTGCAACGACATCCGACTTCAACTTGTTGTACAACTCCGTGCCCAGTATCGGGTGGATGCGCTGTTCTTGCACATCGTCAATCAACTGACCAAGCACCTTATAGTCGATGTTGTCGCTTAGTACGCTGTTGTTTTTTAGGTCTGCTTCTGATATGAATCTTACCATCTTATATTTTATTTATCAATTATCAAAACTTGTTCCCACGTATGCCTGCAATAAGGTACGTGTAGCAATCCTGCCGTGTCGGGTACGGTGTACCAACCGCCTTTCATTCGCCATACATCATACCCGAATATTGCGCTCATCCTGTCGATGTCCTGCTTGCTGTATAACTTTTTGCGCTGCATCATCTTTTGGCAGAACTCACGACTTTCACCGCCTGCGCTTAATGGTGGCGCATCGCTCCTTAACGCATAGCGATACATCGTCGTGATGCTCGGTATCTTACCCTGTGGCGTGATGCCATCCCTACCCCTTGCCGTTGGCGTGCGCAGTATCTGTCCATCTTTTTCTGATTGCTTCAACCTGCCATCAGTGGTCATCTGTTCGATTAGGTTCTTGATGCGTTCTGTTTTCTCACGTATCGCCTTTGCAATATTCTCGATGCTGATGTCGGGTGTTTCTTGCAGTATCTTCAATATTTTATTTTCAAGCAATTCTTGTTCAACGAACTGCTCGGCTTCATATACGCTGTTGAAGTGCTGCCGTACCACCTTGACAATCGTCACGCTGTCCTCATCAATGCCGAATGTAGCAGCTATTTCAAGGTGTTTTTTCCAGTCCTTTGAATCTTTTACAAATTCATCCATTGTGCTTTCGCCAAGCATCATATCGATGTCGGCATCGGTCAAGCCATATCCACCACGCAGCATAGTAACTGCCTGCTCATAGGTCAATACGCCCTTGCCATATTTGTTTATGATGCGCATCACGTTCTGCATCTGCCTGCCTGTAAGGTTGCGCAACGCATCATTGACCTGTGCCTGTTGTGCCTGCTCTTGCTGTTGCTCGGCTGCCACCTCTTGCTGTGCAGGTGTAATCGGTTCAGTTGGTATGATTGCAAACGCATTCGATATGCCTGTGATGTTCTCTGCATGGTAGTTGATTATCTTTTCAACTATCTGTTGCCTGCCGTTCACATACGTGTTCTTGAATAACTCATACGCATCAAGCATCTCTGTCCTGCCACCCAGTTGACCCTCGACACGTACACCCATAAGCATAGGGCTTACAATCTGATGCCCGACAAATATCTCTTGCAGCACGGTCTTGTTTAATATTTCGAACTTGGTATCGCTGTCATCGGGTTCGAGTGATTCAATGACAGGTGCGGCATCTTTGTTCGGCACGAAGTTCAACACGAACTTGCCTGCATTGTCCGTTCCTGCCTTTGTGTACTTGAACTGCTTCGATATTGCTCGCATCTCTTCTGCTGTCGGCTGTTGTGCAATAAATGTGATAACCTTGCCGCCCCAAAATCCGTTCTTGATGTTGTTCAGATGATAGTTGCTGATTTCGATGTCCGTTTCAATGTACGGTATGCAGCCGATGTAGTTCGGTATTGGATATACTTTTGAGCCTGGTCTATATACTTTGTAATAAAATATCTGCCTGCCCTTGCGCTTGGTTATGTCGAATGCAGGATATTCAATGACTTCAGGCGTGTTGTACTGCGCCCATTGTGGGCTGTAATAGAAACAACTGCCATCCACATTTGACCGCACATTCTTGAACTCAAGCACTTTCATCTCGTATGATGTACCTGCCCGATTCCATATACATTCAATCGCACAACCATTATACAACTCCAAGTCTGTAATCAGTTGATAGGTGAACTCATTCATCGACTGCCATCTGTTCACGCTGTCGTATAACGCTTGTACCCTTGCATCCTGAACCTGCACCTCTACACCCTGCCCATATACATAGGTAATCTTTGAATTGACAATAGCATTGTGCTTCGCAGAACGATTGTATAGTTCAATCAAATAGTTCGGATATAGATTGTCCTCACCATACGTCACATAGCCATCACGTGGTCGCTCGATGTTGACTGGTATCTTGTGTGCTTCAAGTTGCACCTCATACAGACTCGCCTTATCAGTTGTTTTTCTCATATATCGTGTTGGTATTATTTCTTGTGTGTTCATCTACCGCAGAACGCTGCCATATCACCAATGCCAACCCACGTTCAAGCACTGCGCCTGCTGTGGATAGCACCGTGTATTCGTGATAACCAAGATTCAAGTCCACCTCGCCATCTTCTGCAACAGGGTTCGGCGTGTCTTTAATCGTCAGCAGGTTGTAACGCTTCGCATAGCTGCTCACATCAACCACATTGCACTGCTTCACTTCGTTTGTCTGCTTCGACTTGAATTGGATGACAAAGTTCGTATCGTCATAGTCGGTCATCTCGCTTGCAGTAACGACCACCGTTGAATTTCCGTTCTTCTGTATTATCAGCATATAAGTAAATAGAAAAATAGCAAAATTGTAATAAATAAAAATGCCCCACCATTACGGCAGGGCATTCTACAAAATCTATGAACCTATTTATGCAGGTAGCAATAGTGCGGCAATGATGCCTGATGCAACTTCTTTTGCAGGCAGTGGTTCTTTGCCTGTGAACTCTAATTCGTATCCATTTCGGTCGTCAATCAACTTGCCAAATGTCGCAGTACGGTTGATAAGGTTCAAGCCGTAGCCCTCGCCATATAGCCAGTATTTGTCATTGGAATCTTTGACGATGATGCATACACGGTTCTTCGCAACGATGTACAACTCATTGCGCTTGTTCGTTTCTTGCTTGTACAACGGTATCTTAACAGATTGCTCGTGTGCAATAGTGCCATTCTCGGGCTTCTTGATTGCATTCTCTGACACCTCGCCCTGCTCTGAATATAACTCGTATGTCCAGAACTGTTTGCCCGATGCCATTGTGATTGCAGTGATTGCGCCTGTTACCGTTGTGACTGCTGTTACGTTATTGAACTCGGTGATATATATTTCTTTTACACCACCTGCATTATCGCCTAAGCAGTCAAGACTGAATCCTTGTGTTAGTAAACAACTCATATTCGTAAGGTGGTTTTAAGTGATGTTAAGAATTTGAATATTCAACGATTTCAGATGGGAATGCAACCTGCCATCCACGACGATAACGGAATGAATATTTCACGTTCTGGTCGTCTTGGCTGTACCACATCTCTGCTGCTTCTTCTTCGTTAAGCAAGTCAACGCCTAAGAATAAGTTGCGGTCAGGGTCCATCGCAAAGATGAACGGATTGTCACCGCTATTTGAACCAAGTCCATCAAGACCGTGTACAGGTATGATTTCGTGTACTGAACCTTCAGCAAATATGTTCTTCTGATTGCCGCCAACAGGGAAGTGGAACAAGTTGTCGATGAACATCTTTTGGCGGTATAGTTCTGCAATGTCATAGCCGCAGAATATCTTAACGCCTGCATTACCTTTCAACTGAACAGGAATCTTAGCAACCACATTCTGCATGATAGTACACACG